TTCATCCTTGGGTTTCATTGCCTCTTCCAAGGCAGAGAGACGAACCTTAATTTCGTCCATATCTTTCTTATAGTCGTTGTTTTCCATATTTGATTTGTCCTTTTTGTCAAGTGGAGCTTCCTCCACGGCTTCTTTGGCTACGGCTGGGATGGTCTTGCCTCCCTGCACATAACCGAGTTTTTCCATAAACTTCACCATCTCCTCGAATAATCCATTCGTGGCGGCTGGGCTGGAAACTAAATCAGCAGAGGCGATGCTCTGGGGTCGAATGTAATCCTTGCCGTCAATCGTCTCGGACTCATTCACAAAGGCTAGGGAAACGCCGAACTGGTCGGGGGCTTCGGAGGCCATCTCTTTGATTAGGCCGTAGTGGGGGGAGTTGCGTAGTAAGCGAAGGTCGGCCACCAGCTTATCTCCATCGATGCGGGGGTTGCGGGCAAAGCCGACAACTGCGTCCAATCCGCTTCCGTGGTTCATCTTAACCTTCACACCATTCTTGGCGTTGCTCATAAGTTTGAGGGCAGTCTCTAGGCTTGTTTTATCTACGAAAAGGTCGTGTCCTTTAGCCTCTCCCACCTCCAAAATTGAAACTCCCCCCAGCTCCATTTCCTCCATCTCCTCGTCTCGGTATGTCGAATAGGCTACGGCTGAACGCTGGCTTTCGTCTGGGAAGTCGCTTACAGCTTGCTCATCACCCATAAATCGGGAAACAAAGTCTTGTTCGGATTCGTCTGCGGAAGGTAAGGGTAAAGGCATAAATGCCTAGATTATGTCAAAGAAGATCGCCGTCTGCCTTGCGGTAAGAGTCTTTGACCTCACCGCCACCAGCCATCTTTAGAAACTTGTTCACCCTTGCCATCGCCCAAGCGTTCCTTGAGTTGGGCTTGCCCCCGCTGATGGTGGGTCGGAAGCTGGTCGAGAACGCCCCCGCCCCTCTGCGAAACACTTTCTTTAATGCCCCAATGGTGGGGGCTTTCCTTGCTGGATGCTTGTCCTTGAACTCGGCAATCTTGTTCTTAAGTGCCTCCTCGTTCTCGGCTGAAATCTCTATGTCGCCAGCCTTGCTTCTAGTGGATGCCGTGCCTTTGGGGTTTTCCTTTGAGCCTTTGATTCTCTCTTTAGGAGGGGCAGGGGTTTGGCTTACTGGTCTGGCCAGTTCTTGCTTCTTGTCTGTAATCGGCCCGCCTACAATCCAAGCGTCGCAAGTCCTTTTAGCCGCACACTTAAAATCAAAAATCTCGCAATATCCTAGATCGCCAGCCACCGCAACCTCATCAGCATCAATCCCTATCCCGCCTTTTATGCAATTTAGAAGTTTGCTTGTTTGGTTAAAAGCCGCACAATTACCACAAAGCATCTTCTTTGCCGTGACTACATCGCCTTGGAACTCGTCTGCCTTTGCCTTCCAATAATCCTCGTTCGGTTCGTTTGGATTGGCTGGGCCGTAGTTTGCATCGTCCACGGCTGTCTGCCTATTGGCTAGATTTGTTTTGATGTCTTGGGTTGCGATTGGGCAAGAGGCCGGTTCTGCTAGTTCCTTCTTGTCCCTTGCCTCCATTTGTCCGACTACTTTCTTTGCCCAAGAAAAGCCAGCGTCTCCACCCCAGCCGTGCCACGCTTGCCATCCCTTGCCCTGCTCGTCCCAAGTTGCACCCTTCTTATCAACTTCGTGCCTATCGAAAAAGGCTTTCATTCTGCGAACTGTATCGGGCGACATCTTCACCCCATTGATTAAATCCCTCGCCCTAGCTATGCCTACTGGGGTCATTCCCCTTTGGCTGGGTGGTTTGGTCTCTCTAACATCCAAGGCTCTTTTGGCGGCGTCCCTAGCCCCTTGCGGGGGTGTAAAATCAATCCCATCGTACTTTGCTAACTCAATCCCGCCCATCATCCCCTCAATCAGCATCTTAATAGATGCGGGGTCTAGGCTTTCTAAAACTTTTCTTGCTGGCCCGATTCTGCCCCTTTTAGCCAAACTAGCCCTCAATTCTTTCGCCTCTTTTTCTACTGCCTCAATCGAATCTTTAACGCTTTGTGGAAGTTTCGAGTATCCTTCCTTATCAAATCTTTTCATTCCATTAAGTTCGGCAAAACTTTCTGTTACTGTGCGATCTGCGGTTGTTTCATCCCATACCTCACCTATCGAGTATTTTGTTCTTGTTCGTTTGGCGACTTCTTCGATTACCTTTGGATTTGCCTTGATTGCTTGAGCAAAGTTTCCTTTAGTTTCATCCTTTGCACCATCCCATATTCCGTGTCCTATTTCGTGATTTATCAGCCTATTAAAACCGTATTTGACTCTATATTCATCGCTTGAAGCGGCTATTGTTTCTGATGTTTTGGTATGAATAATAAGATTATTTTTATTGTGTGCTCCATAATATGTAAAGCCATTCGGGGTTTTTGATGTACCCCTAACCTCTATATTATTTATTCCAGCGGCTCGCATAGCATCAACCGTCTCTGGGTCAGACAATGCTTTTTCTAGGTCTGCCTTGGTTTTCTTTCCTAATCTTTTTACTGCTCCCGGTGCTCCTTTTTGTAGCGGCCCCTCGGCATCAGTTATTGTAAATTCTCCTATTTTTGCTCTGACCCCTCTTCCATCATCTGTAAATTCTTGCCCATTATCTCCCCATTTTTGACCGGGCAGAACTTCTGGTGCAATCTCAATCTTTGCATTTTTAATTGATGGTTTGGTTGTGCTTACTCCCCCCCCATCGCCACCGCCAGAACAAGTATTCCCCGGCTTAAAGCCCCCCGCCCCAGTTCCGCAATCCTCTAACTCTTTACTTTTTTTTTGAGTAGGTAATTCTACTTCTGATTCGTCTATTGGAAGTTCAATTTCTCTATCTTCTTTTTGCAATTCTTCTGACGATGGTTCGATGGGGTCTTCTGGAATTGGTTTTTGGTCACCCCCTATGTCCTCATCACTTTCTGGGCTGTCCTTTGCTGGGATAACTGGATTAACCGAGGGTGCTTCGGGTTTGGTCTGGGTAGGTTTGGGTGGAACAATATCTGAAATCGTCTCTGGGTCTACGCCGTACTTCTCGGACAAATCCTTAATTAGTTTAGCCTCAATCGCCCTCTGCCTCATAGAGCTTTCAAAATCTTGGCCGCGTTCTGCGTAAATATCGGCGGCGGTGCGGAGGCCAGTCTTAAACTCGGAGATAGCAGAGGCAGATTCTCTCCCTAAATCAATAGATACATTCGCTCCGAAATTGAATATGCCCTTGGTCGTTCTTGTCCCAACATTGTTCTCAATCAATCCCCTTGCAACTGCATCGGCGATAACGATGTTCTTAATCGGGCGAAGAACTTTATCATCTAGGAGCTTCTGGTATCTGCGGAAGGTTCGCCCTGCTTGTTGCATCTCAAGGCGAGCTGTCGGGCCACTCATAGCGGAAGGGTCAACGGCGAAGCTGTAAGGGATACCCACGCCCAAGCAAATGTTGCGGAGAAGAATCTTGTGGAACTCTGCAAACGCACCAGAGGGGCGACTCGGGCCATCGGGGAACACAATATCCTCACCCGGTTCTAGGTAAGATATTTTCCCAGACTCAATCGCTTCTAGCTTTATCGTGTTCCCATTCAAATCCTCGTCGTTTGTTAGGGTTGAGAGGTCGGAGGCATTGTTGTTATTCCTCTTTACGATTCCGGCTTGCGAACTTGCGTTCTTTGCGGCCATCTTCTCAAAGTTGATAATATCGTAAATGTCTGTTGCATCATTTATGGCAGTATGAAAAGCGGAGATTCCTCGGTACTGGTCAATGCGGAGCGGGTCGAATAGGTGAAAGGCTTGGCTTGCGGGGATGGTTGCTTGGTAGGTGTAGAAATCCCCGATGCTTCGGTTGTAAATATCGTAGGCACTCGGCGCACCAGTATCTCGATCAATATGGATTCCACCGATCAAATCTAGGCTTGTATAAACCTTGAATGGGTCGCCCACTCTATCTGCCTCGATGCCTTGAATCTTTAAGTTGCCATCCTTGTCTCTCACGAGGACTATCAAAAAATCTCCGTCTCGTAGCATCGACATCATCGCCACTTGCATAAGGGTTGATCCGGTGTGCCTTGTAGAGATGTCGCACTTGTCCCACCACTCTGCCCAATATGCCTCAACCTCTGTATTGACTTCGGGGTTCTCGG